GTCAATGTTATTATAGGAGAGACAGAACTTATAGTAACTGCATTAGCAATAGTAACAGCGGATGAACCTATAGTCACTTTTGTATTGCCATTTTGGGTTAAGAATAGATTGTAATCACCAACTGTGCCAAAATATGTATTTTGAGAAGTGTCCATATACCACGAAGACCTAACATTACTGCCAAATACATTGTCGTAACGACCACCCCATGTTCCAGCTAATGCTAAACTTGTTACTTGATGATTTGAGGTATCATAATCAGTAGGAGACGTAGTGCCTATGCCTGTGTTTCCATACTGGTCTATCCATAAAGCATTAGTTGCAGAAGTCCATATACCAAAAGCATCAACATTATGGTCATAAACCATTTGACCTCGATATGCATTAGCGTCAGTTCCATCTGCAAAAAAGATACCACTAGCATGGGCAGTATTTTCACTAAATAAAGTAAGACCACCATTATCTGCGGATGAAATAACTAGTTCTTTAGCATATGCAGTCTCAGGGTCTCGACCAAGACCAATATTCCCCTTGCTATCAATTCTCATCCTTTCAACTGGAGATGGTGAGCCATTTGGAGTAGTCCAAAAAGTCATACGACCTGGCATATCGTCTGTGCCACCACCAGTAATTGCATCATCTACTGAGGCTCTGATGTAACAAGCATCGAGGAATTCCACCCCATCTGAACCTCTAAATACTATATATCCTAAATCTTCATCGTCTGCTACTGCTGTATGCGAACCAATAGTAGCGTTACCACTTTTATTAAAATCTAAAATTGAACAATGAGCATTAGTAGTAGAGTATGTATTTAAAGATGCACCACCATAATCAGCAGTTGTAGCTAATCCTAACTTTTGACCAAGCCTTATTTTAGGTTGTGCTACCCCTATTCCTACTACCCCATCATTTCTGACAAAAAATCCAGTACCTCCACCAGTATACGATGCAAAATTATAAGTTAATCCACTAGCTCCTGATGTGTCTACATATATACCATAGGGATTGGTTGTACTATCATTTTCAAATTTTGCTAACCATTCATTAGCTTGAACGCTTTGAACAGTAAATAACTTACTGGGCGAGGCCGTTCCTATACCAAAATGAGAATCTCCTGCCGTATTGATAAATGAGTTACCACCTGACCTAGCAGTTAATCTAATCTTACCAGAACTTGCATGGTCGTATATATCAAGTTCAGCACCACTAGTAGTATTGCAATTAATCTGTACTTGTTGATTACCATCATTGTTTTTTATTAAGAATAATGGAGATGCACTACCTTGAAGAGTTAATAATCCAGTAGAGTTAATTTTTACAACATCTTTATTGCCATCAGTCCTAAAAACTAATTCATCTGAAGTGTTAGTAAATACTGAATTTACATCAGCATTATCAGCGTTATTTCTGAACCATATTGCTTTATCGTTACCTATATACAAATTATTATCAAGATGAGTATGACCAGAACTATCAATATAAAAATCGGTATTTGTACCAAAGTCATCTCCACGACCAATAGCAAAATTATTAGAACCTCTTAATGCACCTACATACCAATTTTGACCTCCACTACTAACACCATTATTAATATTAATATATGCTCTACTAGCCGAACTTGTATGACCTTTTAAGTAAATTCTACCATCATCACCTGAAGTATTATTTCCATCCACAGTCAAACTTGTAGTACCACCAGTATCAATATTTACATTCTTAACCGATTCAACAGTAGATGAAGTAACTCCTAAATCAACAGCAGAACCTGCTTTACTAAGACCAATAGTTTGAGTGTCTGGGTCAAATATGATATGTCCATCTCTAGCAGTACCACTATCGTTCTCTGCATAAAACCTAATACCAACATTAGAGCCATGTGCTAAAGTAGACTGATGTATTTCAAGTTCCATTGTCGGTGCTGAATTATTGATACCAATTCTTTTTGCAGAACCATCAAAAAAAGCTACTGTACCACCCTTACCATCCATAACAGTCAAATCTCTGAATTGAGAAACACCATTATCATAGCCTCTATAATTTATAATGCCACCAGCATTATCATTGGTTTCATGTGCGAAGTTAATTGCTACTCCACTACCAAAATAAATCTCACCATAATTAGCAGAAGAAGATGTACCAAATCCTACTTTTGTAGAGGCTCTTCTTACATCAAGAATACCTTTAGGCGTTCTACCTGCACCTATACTAACTAAGCCATCTCCCATAACTGCAAAATCTATATTGTTACTACTATCTCTTATATAAAAATTTCCAGTACCTAGATTTGAGTCAATAAACAAAGACCCATAATCATTTGTATCATGATGACTAACCGCCATATCCCAATTATTTGCACCAGTACCTGACCTATTTATAGTAAGCTTGTCTTCAGCTTGTACTGAACCAAAAAAAGTAGCAGTACCAGTATCTAAAAGACTTAAAACAGTATTGTTATCTCCACTAATCTTTAATTCTTGATTATTGTATTGAGCGTGAATACTCCAAATATTGTCAGGGTCAGTATTGGTATTAGTTAATGTTATTTTAGCATCGGTGTTACTTGCTCCTTTTATATGGAGTCTAGAATCAGGATTTCCACCAATACCAACACTTCCTGAACCATCTATACGCATTTTTTCAGATGTACTACCAACTCTAAAAATTATATTTCCACCAGTGCCTGAAGTACCTCTATCTGCACTTATGTAAAGGTCATCTGATGATGCAAAAATATGATGGTATTTACTATCGTCTGAATCTGTGAATCTTAATACTGGTTCTGCTGATTGTAAATGCAGTAATTCTGATGGTGAACAACCAATCCCAAGCCGACCAGACGAATCAATTCGTATTCTTTCAGTTAATGCACTTCCATTGTGCAGTAAAAAAGCTATTTCTCCATACCTACTTGAATGATTAGTATGGACAAATGCTATTCTAGAATCAACTTCGTCATTAGAATTATTACCATCAATAAAACTAAAATTCCCATCTGTGTCATGTACGTTACGTAAAACTATACTTGAGCCACCATGGCCAGTAGACGCTACATTTGTTCCTGTATTTGTACCTGTTATTTTTATTTTAGGAGTAGTAGAGGCATCACCTAAAAGCAAATTGCCTGAAGTATCTAAGGTAAGTTCATCATTGCCTGCACCATTATAATTAAATCTGAAAGTATCATCAGTATGTGTGTATACTACCCAAGCATTTGCTTGGTCATCAGTAGTTCTAAAATAAACATAACTATCAAATTTATTAACACCAGTCCAAGTGTTAGCATCTCCTAGACCTATACCAGAACTATAAGTACCAAAAGTACCATCACCTTTTATGTATTGTGATGATGTACCACTAGCTAGAGCTACTTTTTTCCAATTAGCCATATAATTTAGCTTTCTAGTTTTGCTTTATGCATCTTTGACATTTTTGTTAGAACTGAATAAGCTACTTCAATATCTACACCATCAAATTTGCTATTCATCATTAGCTTTAAAAGAAAGTCAGTTTCTTTGATAGTAAATTCTTCTTTTTTATTAATTTGATTTTTTACAATACTGCTCATTAATCTTCTACTCTTAAATAAAGTTCACCGTTATGGTATTGTAAATGACCAATAGGAACCTCAGTAGAACTAGTATTTATTGCAGAACCATCTATTCTTACTTGCATTACATCAGATGCATAGGTAGGAGATGTTGATAAATCTGCATCGTCATTAGTTCCAAAACGCCATCTATCATCTCCTTCATCCCAATAAAAAGTAGCATTATCACCAGAACCACCTCTTTCTACAACAATACCTGCATCAACATCTGTAGTGCCAGTTAAATCAGCATTTAAAACTATTGTATTGTCATTTATTTGTAATACTTCAGCAGTAGTTGTTATGTTCTTACCAGTTACAGTTAAATCACCTGCAATAGTTACATTACCAGTAGTGTCTTCTAAAGTAATGGCTGTTGCACTATCACTTGCTTTAATAACATTTCCACCAACTTGTATAGCACCTTCAAATGTGACGTTTGTACTACCTGACGATGTTGAAATAGCAATATTACCTGCTGAGTTTTTAATTGAATTTCCACCAAGAGTCAGGTCAGATACTGCAAAGTCTTGACTTGCATCTCCTGCTTTTGGAGCTATCCCAGCACCAGAAAGAGTTGCATTTCTCCATTTAGAAGTACTAGTACTGTAAGAAAGAACATCAAGGTTGGCGACACTAGATACTGTTGTATCAGTTAATTCTGCAAATGTATCTGCTGTGTCTACTTGTGCATCTACATATGTTTTTACAGCATTTTGAGAAGGAATAAGAACATCACTCGTTCCTAAACTTGTTCCAGTTGTAATAGTATCTTCGGTTAATACTTTTTTCCAATTTGCCATGATTTTCTCCTATTGTTTGGCTATATATAATTCATCGTTTATAAAAGCCAAATCCCCTGCCGTAGGGTTGCTTGGTGCTGATGAATATTCTTTTAAATTTAAAATTCCGTCTACTTGTAGCATGTTAGTACTCATCCACAAAGGGCTTCCTGTTCCATCTCCGTCAAATATTCTTTTTACGGAACTTGTTAACCCTTCTCCATTAGTACTGCCTAATACAGTTAATAAATCAGGATAGGTGTCTTGTATTTTTTTATTATTTAATGTTGACATTATTTTCTTATATAAGTTGGTTGTGAAGTTGAAACTTTTGAATATGTTGTAGTTATAGCATTTGTAATATGGCTAGTTAATATTTTTGGTGTATCCAAATTAATAAAACCTACAGGAATAGAGTCCCAAGTATAACTAGCGTCATTCCAAGTATCAGAGTTAACGGACCAAGTGCTCTTTCCGATACCAGATATTGTTTTAGTAACCCTAGATATTGTAGTATTGTTTTTTTCAATTCTATTATAAGCCATTAATAATCAATAGGACTAATTGTTACTGGACTACCATCTCTTCCTCTTCGAGAATATTTTTTTGCTTCTTTAACACCTGCTTCATATTTATCTAAAAAATACGATGCTAAATTAAGAGTTTCTATCTTTCTTTCATAACCATTTGCTATAACTCTCGCAACTAATGCTTCGTGAAACTGCTCAGGTATTTCTGATTCTTGCAACCAAAATGCCTCTTTTTTTAATTGGGTGTTAGTATCAATAGCAGTATTAACACTTAAGTATATAGAACCATCAGAAAATCCATCTCTTTCAGGACTTTCACCCTGTAATAAAAATTTATCAGGTCTTTGAATATAAAACAATGTAACAGTTTTAGCTTCTGTAGGAGAATCAAATTCATCTGTATCATGATTATAATACGCAATCATAATTGAATCTCTTTCAACCCACCAAACCCATTGACTTGTATTGACACCATTTGATAACATTATGTTAAATCCCTTTTAATTGGAACTCCAGCTAATTTTTTTATTCTTTTACCATCGTAATCAACAGCTTTAATTTTAGTTATATGTTTACTAAGACCGTATACTCTTTGACCAGTACTAGTAGTAAATTGGTCAGCAGATTCGACTAATTCAGTCTTAAAACCCATATCGTTTTGAGCATCGTTTAAAGAACGAACTATCTCAGTGACATTCATATCAGGATGATGTTGCTGGACTCTTTCAACCATTTCTTTTAATTTCATATTTGCCCTTCCTTAGGGTTGTCAGATATTCCACCTACCCCTTGAGATTGTAAAAATTCTTTTTTAGCTTGAGAAACAATCCCTATTTGCGTATTTAATTGGTTAACTAATTGCAATGTTGATTGTACCATGCTTTCATCTTCATCTGCTAACCACGCTTCTGCGTTAGTTGCTGTAGAAGTACCTAAAGTTAAATCAGCAATTTTTTCCCTAAGTAAGTTTTCACTTGCTTGAAGTATAACAAATGTTTTCCAATTTTCTGGAAAATTTTCTTCTATACCATCAGATGCTCCGTAATAAGTAGCCGGCGAATCTTTAATAGTTGTATCATTAGCTACATCAAAAGTTTTTCCAGCACTTCCTAGTACTACATATAAAAACGCTTTATCTGTACTATCTGGAGCAGGATGTATACTTAATTCACCATTAGGACTAACAGAATAAGCAGGAGAATATGCTTGTGCGTGATAAATACTGCTTGAATCTGATATTTTATGAAGAGCATTTGACGGAATAGGAGTAACAAAGTAAGTAGTACTGCCATCTAACCTCTCCACCTTAACCAAGTCAAATACATGATTCTCTACAAGATTAAAAGCATTTCCATTAGTAGCTTCTATCCTCCTAGTAAAAAGAGGAAGTAAATGAGGAGCATTCCCTTTTATTAGTCCTAATGTATAATCAGTACTTTGTTGTACTGCTGTAGCAGTATCTAAATTAGTAATCGAACCTACGTATTTTTCTATTTTTGCATTAAATGACATATTGCCTCAATAGAGGGGGACCGAAGCCCCCCTCGTATGTTTAGTATTCTTAAGCAACCCACTTCATAATAGCGTGAGTTTCAGGTAAGCTAATCTCTAAACCACATTCGGTTAGAATCATATCTTTCCTTCCATCAACATCATTATTCTGTACATTAGACACAATGTGCGTATCTCTACTTACACCGTTACCTTGCAACGGACGATACTTAACATTAGCTAAATCAACAGCTACTGCTATGTCTTCGTCTTGGTTACGGAATAGAGGTTCAGCAACAAAGTGCAGATTACCAAAAATAGTGTTTACCTTAGTCACTGCATGTCCAAATTGTCCTTGGATATTCTGGACATCTAGTCTGTATGAACTAGAAGTAACAGTATTTTTTAAGAATCCACCATTGCTATCTGCTAGCTTGTTTAACCAAGCAATCACTTTACGTGAAGCAAGTACTAACTTATCACCACTATTACCAGTTTCAGGAGCAAAAAAGTCCTGCATATTGTCGATAAAAGTGTCATAAGTAGATGAAGAGTAGTCCATGTTATAGACTTTACCATTTGCTTCAGTGTATGGAACTATTCCATGAGTATACCTAAGTGGTCCAGAAGCGGCAGATTCATCTGCTCCACCGACACCAAATAGCATTGCATGCTCAATATCCATTTTATGTTCCATTAACTTATCAGCCCATACTCTTTTGTACTCATCAGGGCGACCTCTATAGCGAGTTGCCAGAGCTGTACCAGAGAATAATTGAATTGCTGTCTTAAAAATCTGACAGTATCCTTCTCTAGTATACAGTTCATCTTTCCAACCCTCTGGGTCTGTTGTACCTTCACCCCATGCACTACCGATAACTTGCCCTTGATGAGAACCTCCAGTAGCCGCCGCTATAGCCTCTAAAGGCTTAACGTCTATAGAAGTAAATGATGTTGCTGTACCACTTGCGTAAGTACGAGCTGTTCCATCACCTACTGCGTTAACTGCGGTAATTTTAAGAGCTTTTCCTCCGATACGTATTACTTGTCCTACAAGAAGAAATTGAGGAGCGGCGGATGTAACCTCGTTCCCATACTTATCATAGTTACACACTACATGAAGAGCGGCAATAGTATCACTGGTAGTCTTACCTCCCGAAGTTTTAGTATCCCAGTCTTTTGTCGTAAAATTTCTACGTTGCCATTGATGACGTTGTTCAAGGAATTTAAACACTGGGTCATCAGTTGACTCTTTAGCCATTTTTGATAGATAGACAAAAAACGGAGAAGTCTGAGGAGCAAGTTCTGCTACTCTCTCACCAAAGTTAAAAACTCTGCGTGAATTATTAATACTAACGCCACCTGTTGAAGTATCGCCAGTATTATGACTAAAATTTGACATTTTAGTTCCTCCTAGTTAAAACCCTAAAAAGGATTTCGTTTTTTATAGTCATTTATCATCGAATCCATAATACTATCTTCTCCACTCACCGCAGTATTCATATTGCTACTTGGTAAAACTCCCATTGGACTTGGAACTTGCTGTGCTCGTTTCATCTGGTCAAAACTTTCATCTTGACTAGTATTAGACTCTGCACTTACAATAGGTTCTGTGCCCTGAACTGGGGTTGCACCATTTTGCATTCTAAACAATTGAAACAAGTTATCAACAGTGATAGCTTCAGGCTTATCCATAACTTCTACAAATTTTGCTATCTCTTCAGGAGACGCTTGATAAGTATTAGCGAGATGGTTTTGCATTTGATTCATTCCCTGTTGGTATTTTTCTTGTTCAGCCCTCTCTCTTAATATATCTTGTTGCCGTTTTTGAAATTCCTGTTGTTGCTCAGCGAGGACTGCTACGTTATACTCAGTATGTAACCTATTGTATTCGTCCATATCATCTCGCCAGTTATCAACACTATCCAAATACTTTGCAGATTCTGAATGAGGGTCGGCATAAGCTTCATCCCTAGAAAAATTACTAGGTTTAGAAGGCTTACTAGGTGGTGGAGGAAATATATCTTTAGATTCCTCTTGGTCAGAAGTTTGAGCCTGATTCTTTTGAGATTGTTCAACCTTTTCTAATTGTGCCTTAATATCATTTAACTCATTTCTAGCCTTATCTGCTTCTGATTGCCAGTACTCATAGCGTACTGTATCGTTAGGCTTTTCTTCACTATCTTGATTTTCTTGAGGTGCTACTTCCGGATTCTCATCAGGAGCAGGTTCATTGTTACCAAGAGGAGCTCTGTCAAACCCTCCGAAAACAGATGTCTCATTAAAATGATTATCTGCCATTAACTCATCCGACTCTTTTTGAAAGGTGTTCTGACCTAAAGACTCATCTATAGTAGATGGTGCTTCGGTAGAAGTAACCTGATTTTCAGTCATGTTCGAGTTTCCTTTTTTTCCCTGCCTTGGAACTAGGGTAAGGGAAGTTACTGTTGTTTTTCACGGTTAGACTCTCTAACCTGTGCTTTGACTTGTCCCATTGCGTCATCAAGTCGTTTCTCGAATAACCTGCTCGACATCTTGGTCGAGGTTGAGGTCTTATCAAGGTCTGCCTTGAATTTTTCTAATTCAGCTCTTTGCTTAGCGTGATATACTTCACGCTCTCTAGTTTGCATGTCGCCACGTAATTTTTTTATCTCTTCTTGAGATTGTTCTAATTGTCTTGTTAATTGAGCTACTTGGTCCTTACGTTCCATAACTCCTTCCATATCAAATACTTCTGTTTTCTTTAACACTTCGACATTATCTATAATACCATTTTTATATGCATCCATATACATTTCAAGTTGAGCATACCTATTGGTTGGTAAAGTAGAGCCTGTAACTACTACTACATCAAATGTACCCCTACTTATATCATTTATTACTTCGATAGAACCAGTATGGTCATTATATAACTTTTTATTTATAGCATACTCTGTTAAATGATTGTTAGGTTGTAAAATTTTAACAACTTTTTCAGATTTATAAAGTTGTTGCATTAATGGAATAGCAACTTTTGCCACCCTAACTAAAGAAGTTTCAATATCTTGTAATTTAGATTTTATTTTTCGCTGTCCAAATTCATCAAGTGAAACAGTTGCTTTATAGGTCTGGGGAGCCGCTTGAGCATTGCCCTGCATTAATTCATATAAACCTAATTGATGGTCTATGTCTGACTTAGCAATAGTCTCGTTTTGGTATAGAGTAGAAGGTAAAGGAGTAGGCTGTATGGGTTGAGGAGCACCTTGGTCCATATCAACCTCTATTGCTATTCCGGGCTGAGCCCATCTTCTTTCAAAATCTTGCATATCAACAGAACCAGATGGTACTAATATCTTTGTATTGGTGCTAGTAGTAGCATGTGCAATTATTAGAGACCGTGTTTTATTGATATATTCCTGCATATCTTTGACCATGCGTACGTCACTAACTGGGTAAGGTGTCCTATTATGTATATTTTGAAATAGGACTATGGGGTATTGGTCAATAGGAAGCAATCTTGAATATAGATAAGCATCTCCCATTACTACGCACATTTTAACACGTTGTACTGGAACACTCACGGTCTCTATTAATCCTTCATTAATTAGGTCTCCAAATGTTAATTCTTCTACTTCTGGTTTTTTTGGAGATGGCAATCCTTCCATTTTAGCCTTCTGGACTAATTGTTCATGCTGTTGTTGCAAAGCTTTAATGATACTTAAGCCTTTTTCTGGGTCAGTGAATACTTGACCATTAACCCTAATAGCAGGTTGAGCTAGGTAATCATCAATATCCTCTTCTAGTATAATTTTTTCTGTTTTATCTACCTTATTGTTAATATGGTATCGCTTAACCCATATTTTATAATATCTTTCGTAGCCTCTGATATATTCAGATTCTTTACCCCAAGTGCTTTGAGTTTTAGTTTCAGTATCTTCTGGAAATATAATACCCTTAGAGTCAGTTCTTGTTGTCTGAGGGCGGTCAGTATACATATCGCTTTCTGCATTATCAATAGCCTCTTTATACATTGGGTACATTTGAGTGGCTTGTTCTTTAGTAAAAAGCCTAGAAACAATAATATTTTCTGCATCATCACCAAGTCTGTCTCTAGAGTTAGGGTCAATATATACATCTAATGGGTCAATATCTTTAATACACACCTCACCACGCCCATAATCCTTTAAGGGGTCAATGTAGACCATCATAGCACCCATTCCCATTGTGTAATAATCATCTATGACGTTACGGAGAGCTTGCGTACCATCTGAGATATACCACATGTACTCTAATAAACCATTGAAAGCTTGTGCTACTTTATTATCACTGTCCTCCCTAGGAGACACTCTAAACTGAGGTCTGCCACTAGTAAGGAGAGCTTTGGCACTTTCAACTGCTGGGTGAATACGATTTACTACTATTGGAGCTTGACCCCTTTCGAGGAGAGTCTTAGTCTGTTGAGCAGTCCATTGTTTACCTAGTCTAAATTCAGCATCTTCTTGAGCATGTTCTGCCCAAAGTTCTCTTTTTTGGGAATATGTCTTCCAAGTTGATTGGGTAGACTCAACTATATCTTCAGGTATTTCACCTTCTTTTTCTACGTACGCCATACTTAAAATTTATCCATTATAATGTCATCCAGTCAATCATTTTCCTTGACTTTTCGGTTTTTTGTGTTATAGTCTTATTTCTTGCTGGTTTCATAGGTTCCATCGCATAATAAATAGCATCTAGTATATCATCATGCTTTCCTCTAGGGTAAGACAAAAATTCTTGTTGTGCGTGTATATCTTCAGGTCTAAAGAAAAATTCGCCTTTAGCAAGTATGGGAACCATACTAAGTAAACGCTCACTTTTTCTATTTCGAGGCTTGATACCTCGTTCAAGTCCCGGAATATATAAATTTTGTTCAATCATCATTTTTCTGACAGTACTTCTTAATGCTTCTTGATAACCCACAGTCTCAATACGCACTCTTTTGTGTCTGAATTTTTTATATGTATCAATAATAATCTCTGGCTGGTAAGCCGGGTCTATCTTATCCCTCACCAAGTCAACTAAGTATTTATTATTATCTGCGTCTACTCCAACAGTTGCTATTACAAAAAAGTCACTTCTGGCACTTAAGCTACTAGCAGGGTCTATACCACAGTACAAATCAACAGGAATCTCTTTAGTGGTGTTGTCTATAGTTCGATATAAGACGTTTTGACCATCTACAATTTTATGATTATAGTGATGAAGTTTGATGTATTCAGGTTTAAAAGGTGCATTGTCTGGACTTTGTGCCTCATTCATATATTCCTGATAAAACCCGTTTAAATTACCTACCGACTCAAACTCAGATTTTATTTGTTGTATACGTTCTTCTGGGAATCTTTCTTCCCATATACTTTTACCATTATCATCATAGATACTATACCATAATACATGCCACGCAGGAGATTCTTTAGCCCAATATAAAAAGCAATCTTCAGATATAACTGTTCCAATCATTACAACACGCCCATCATCAGATAATGAGGGAATGACAGCTTCGGTTATCCACTTTCTATTTTTAGCCCTAGCTTCTGCTGTAAAAGCGTTTAGCTCTGACTCATAATCATCAACAATAATAAGATTGGGACGAGTATCACCCTCAATAAACCCCCTGACACGTTGTCCAGTACCAACAGCAATAATACGAGCCCCATTTGCTAGAACTATATCGTTATTTGTCCATCTTTTAGCTGTATTTGCACTATAATCTCCGAATATTTGTTTAAAATTAACAGAATGAGTTAGATGATACTTGATACGTGATAAAAAGTTTATAGACTGGCTCTGAGATTCAGAAATAATAACAATAAATAAATCTTTATCAGAAGACTTGAAGGCTACTTTGTGTAAGGGTAGTATTAAAGAAGTAACAGTACTCTTAGCAGTCCCTCTAGGAGCCGCTATTAAGACTCTTTTCTCATTATCATTCCTTAATGCCCTGTATATCTCATGATGAAATGGGGGAACATCCTTATTTAATGCAGTTGGGAACATAGTTTTCCCAAATAACCCTACATTGTCTCTTAATTTTTTTAAAGCACGTTCTTCTTCGTACTTTTTTTCAAAGTTACTCTCCGTCATCTAAAGGAACTTCTGTCTTTTTAGTGGCTATTAAACGTTCTTCTTCCTGATTTATATTGTCAATAAGCTTTCTAGTCTGTACTGCCTCTAATCTTTCCGTTGTTTTAACTACTTCCTTATCCTTCATGCCATGTATTTCCATACCATCATTAACAAAACCTCGTATGCCGTTAACATCTTTCTTATCTACAGCGATATTAATACCCTGTTTCATCAAGTCAATAAAATAGTCAGCATCCATCATGTTATCGGTTAGTAGTTTCTGTGCTTGTTCTCTTTTCATTTTTAAAAATACCTCTGTTCTCATATGTTTTCTTAGACTACGTCTTTTAGAAGCACTTACCGAGCCGAATACTTGGTCTATTGCAACATCTCTATCCTCAGTTAATGCAGACCACATAGCCAATGACTGATAATCGTCTGATTTAGCTCGTACTTCTAGCCACTTCTTACCGCTAAAAGTATTATTAGCTTCTCTACCACCACAATTAAACTGTTTATTAGGATACTTCTCATTCCACATTATATAACCAAAAGGCATACGATAATAATAACTCTTACGTTTTTGAGAGTCATAATAGGATTTCTTTGATATAACCTGTGCAACGTACCCATCATCTGTCTGAGCGTAGTCATTGGTACCAGCTTTCTGCCAGTGCTTATATTTAATATCTTTCTCATCAGCCTCAGATGTGGTGTATACAGGATATTCCTTTAAACCAACATCACGGTGATTTATTTTAATCGTGAACAATAGTGGAGAAACCTTAATTTAAGTATCTGTAGTTCCTGTTTGACTAGAACTCCCAGCATCTTTACTAGGTTCCATACTCTCTTTATAATTTTTATACTCTCTGGTAACTCTCTCATATAGTTGCTCCCTACGGTTTTTCTGGTCTATGCCATTTATTAGACACATGTCACTGTATAATAACTGATAATCTAACTTACCATCTTTAATGTATTTGTTCAACAGACGAAAACCTTGTTTATATGTACTATACAGACCAAAAAGTTAAAAAAAATATAAAAACTAAAAGGTATATGATGCAAGTAAATTCCTTATAAACAAAGTTAAGGTATAAGTCTATAAAAAACATTTACTTATACTACAAAAATAATATTTTGATTACAGTTTTATTTGTATATATATCAAGTGGGTACTCAATCCTAAAAAAGGTTTGAAAATAGCCGTAGAATGGGAGTACGTGGTATACACATAGCCCTACCCGTTGATTTTAAGGCATGGTGGGTAGTTCCGCCTATTGAAGATAGTCCAGTCTATTAAACAGCCAATACACTGCCCTACTTAAATAGCCGAAACTACTTACCTCCCTTAAAACGGGTAGAACTATCCCCCTGCTTACCTCTGGTAGAAATAGTTCTATCAGAAATTAATTAACTTCATAAGGGGAAACATTATGAAAACAGTAAAAGAATTTCTTCAGAAATATGGTAAACTCTTCAAGGTGAAACTCGTTAAGCCACGAGACGGACATTCGTGGCGTAAGTTTTACATTAAAAATCCCACTGACCAAATGTGGGAAGATGTAAAACCCTTGAGAGGGATGGAATATACGCTTGAGGGCAACCACTACATTCTAGGAGCCGAAAAAGCAGGCTCCAAATACAAGAATGGAGATGGTAAGAAACGTAAGCGTAAACTCCACCAAATAGAGTTCTACTTGGATACTACGGAAACAGTAGACCTCACAAACGCTTAGCGTTCGTTGATACCG